GTCTGTGTTATAGAACAATTTTTAAATATATAAGACCAATATGCCACCAGGCACACAGAAACTAGAATCGAACTAGAAATAATTAGTCGTGTTATGCAGAAAACTGCATATAAGATTTATTTAAAAACCCGCATTTATATTACATGCAGTTATGAACCAAAAAGGAATAGCACTAAAGCTAATTTAACGAAGGTTCTCCCGATATGAACTTAGAGGAATACTGTGTGTAGGATCTAAGACATTTAACAATAATGAAGCGTCTGAATAAAGAGACGCAACATGAAGTCGACAATAAGACGGTACATGCTTAACTTCATCAAATGTTTGTAAAGCAATTTGAATAAGTTCAAGGATTTTACCGAATTGGACAGCTTCTGGTAAGACCACGTGTATTTGGTGGCCACAAACCATTACAAAAGCATCTTTATCGATGAATTGTAACTTGAAGCTGTGAAAGAAATCAGAATTCTTTTTGCAAAAAGGACAAAACTGAATTTTAAATTTCAATTTAAAATCAATCGGATATGTATAAACAAAATCCGAAGGATTATAAACATAAGCATGATTAATGTTGTACATTAATTAGTCGTATGTTCGGTTGTAGGAGCAGGAGTAAATGTATAATTCGATACATTAACACGTAATTCACTTGGGTTTTGAATGAGTTCAACAACACCATAACCTAAAGTAGAATAGCCACTAACAGAAACATTAGCAACAAAATAACCTGGACCATTAGGGAAAGGATTATTTGAGCTAAATGCGTGTTCAACTTCGCAATAATACAACTTCTCAGTGCCAATAATATTAAAGGCATTAAGACGTTCAGTTTTCTGAAAAATAGGAACAAAGGCACTAGTTATAACGTTAAGCCAACCATAACTAAAAAGCACATCTGTGCCAAAAGCATTAGTTGTTGAAAGAACGGTACTAAAAGTAAGACGATGTTGAACATTAATTTGGTGAACGTGTGAAGGAAAAACTGAAATTAAAGCAGCATCCGTAGGCACAACACCAACATAACCAGGGGAGTGGTATTTACCTTGATTAGCTTGATAGTTAATAAAAGGGTTTGTACCACCGTCACCTGGCCCAAGAGAAGGATTAGCAAGATCAGCGCTAAGATTAACGAATCCATCATCAAGACCATACAATATTTGATAAAATTGATAATCTTGAACAGGGGTAACTGCTTTAACTGCAGTTAAACCTGGAACCAAACCTTTTTGTTTTGATCCCATCGGACGCGTTGAATTATTATACCCTGAGATGTACATAATTTCGTAAATTCTTCTTTTTGCTTGGATAGCATTTTTAAATACGAAGCTTTTCCATCCCGGAACACTAGACAATTCTGCTTCAAAAGATAGGTCTCCTTCCCGGAATCTTCCATTTGAATAAGCAAAATCGTGCCTTTTACAAATCGCATCGATTTCGTCAAGGGAATCGACAGAGAAGTCACAAAGGTCTTGTTGGTATGTATATTTTCCTCCACAATATCCTGGTCCACAGAAGTTTCCGTGGGCAGGGATATGCTGGAGATTGAAGGTTGTAATTGAGTCAAATTTTGTCTTTGGGGCAAAATTTTTAATTCCTTGTTTTCTTTGCATTGTTTACTCATTAACATTAAAGGATCTTTTCAGTATATTCAATGACAGCTTGATAAGCAAGAAAACCTGTGTTAGGAGATTCTGTCGCCGCACCTTCAGCAGCGAAAAAGAATGAATCCTTAACACTATTAGCAAAAACAGTTGTATTGGAGGGTAACCAAGATTCATTTTCTGAACTTTGTGGAAACCAACGCCAAGCAGCTGTTTCGTAGAGCTTTTTGCCAGATCTGCCTTGACGAGTAAGCAGCTGAGCATATGTAAGTGGACTTGATGAGATAGTTGATTTATAATCAAACCATCCAAGATAACGACCTGAAGTGTCCTGCCCACAAATAGGAGTCCAAGCGAATTGGAAACCAACAAGACGGCATTGACCATAAATTGGAACAAGTGCAGCCATTTGTGTTGTTAGGCCTGTCATAACAGGAAGAATATCAACTTGGATGCCAATATTACCATCACCATCCGTACTTACAGGGGAAACTGTTGTTTGGCCATCAAAATACCAACCCCATGTATCACGACCACCACTTCGTGATTTAAATAATTCTCGCGAACCACCTGTAACGTGGCCTTGCGAAAATATATTTGGAATAGAAAAATTTGTAGGCAAACCAAAATACTCTTTATTCATGGTTTGTTGTGGAGTTTTCTTCACAATTTTAATAAGCTTCTTAGGTTTATTATTTTGTGGATTTTGAAATGTTAAGAATTTAGGAGTTTGCAAAGCAGCTTTATACGGCTTCTTTGTTTGAACTGTCGCTAGATACTGTTTCCAGCGATTCTCCTTTTCTTTATTAGAAAGATTTGCTCTTTTTGGAGAGGACAAATATTGTTGTTTCGTTTTTAACTTAATCATATCCTAGACAGAATGCTGCCTTTTACTGCGTTAATTCGCAAAAGAATAGAAAATAAAGGTATAAAACCGAAAATTAATTCGAAGACCGCAGATCGTTTGACCAGCAGTAACTTTTCATAAATGCTTTCCCAAGCAGGGGAGCTTATAGTCCTCAGGACTTTGGAGATGATTAACCAGCTGAGTTCTGGAACAACCTTAACGCACACTCCAGGGGGCGGTAAAATATTATCTAGCAACTAAACTTACCTAAAAAGGCAAGCCAATAAATACTAGACGCTAAAACTTGAATCATAAAGACGATTGAAAATATAAAGAATATATATAAAAACATTATTCGTTAAAATTCATCACAGATTCAATAAAAGGATCACCAAAAGCATGGTCTTCTGGTAATCGTCGTAAAGCTAACACCATCTTTTCAGCGTTAGCACGTGTTGATGAAATTGGAATAGAAACATCTAAATATTTAGATGCGGTCTCTTCTGAACAATCTAACCAAAGGGCAACAACTTTAACGGGTGGATAAGGGTGACTATTAAGTGTTGAAACAATAATATCACTGTAATCATCAAGCCCGGTTTTAAAGGTAAAATCTTTAATATGAACCATTTTAATTTGATGTTCGTCTTGGTTATGCCAAAGCAAACGCCAACATTGCTCTAAATATAAGCGAGAACAAAGATCCCAATAACCTAATATATATAAGGAAATGAGGATTTCGCCAAGATATTTACGATTTGCAACAGAAATAAATTCATAATCGATTATTCTTTCAGGATAAAACCAACCTTTTAACAATTCTGTGTGTTCTTTCCATGCAACAACAGTCGGATAATTATCTTTACCTAAATTATAAAGATGCCATGACATAGTAAATATTGCATTTATATCAAATTTTGAACCACGAGGGGGAAAATATAAACTTTCTTCAGGTTTAATTTCCATACCTAATGTCATAATAAATTTAGCAGTATAAGGATCGGTTCCAGATAAAAATTCCCATTGGTGTGGATATGCCATAATAGAATTATCTCCGTGAATATAACCACGAAGAGTTCTTACAACATCATGAATAGGAACGACACCAAAAGCAGATTCAGGTCTTGTACCATAATGCCAAATTTTAGCTAGTTCACAAATCGCTTTTGCAAAAGTACCTAGTAAATCTGTCATCATAACACCATCTTTAATACCTGCTTCCGTTGAACAAACATCAACAGAACCATCAGGCATAGGGACACCAACCTTAGCATTAACAATTGACATTAAAACATGATTTATAACATCAACAGTACTATCTTCACTCAACCCAGGAATAAAAACATGGCGGCCTAAAAATAATGAAATTTGGAGCATAACTTCTTTTTGAATTCGCGCACCATGATCAACCATATCTTCGTTACAACCACCGTAATTCTCTAAGAAAGCAAAACGAGCATATAAAGGTCTAAGCCCACGCTTAAATAAACAAAATTTAGATGTAAACGCGTCATTTGAATTATCTAAGTATTCATGGATTGGATCGAAAAGTGCCCACATAATAATTTGAAACCACTCTTCTGGAATAACAGCGGCACGACACCGAGTTTCATCCTGTGGTTTTCTACTTGCTTGCTTTTTAACAACAGGCAAAAGAAGCCAAATATGTGTATCTAGAGCACTATCATCTAAAGATGCAATAGTTTGAAAATTTTGAATTGCAAGAAGTAACGCAGAATTCCAACAATCTTCCTTTGTTGCAAAAGCAATACCTGAATTAGCCCTTGTAAACCAACCGGGATGATGCTTTTGTGAATCACGTTTAAAGACTTGATTGATCGTTAAATTTAAATCGATTACTCGCATTTTAAATTTGCGATTACCTTCAAGTTTAAACATCCAATCAAGAGACATTTGTATAAAATGACTCGCATCATCATAAGTTGTAAATCGATTATTTTGCTTAAAATCAAAAGAAACTTCCCTTCGTTGAAACTTAAGCAATTCTTGATTACCTAAGAAAGGAGTAGGAGCAACACGCATCAAAGTTTTCATTTTTGCTTCTAAAGGGCCGTCACAAAGGGCAGCAGTTGCGAAAGCAAAATTATTATTCTGAACGGGTTTATTAGGCATTTTAACCGAATAATGCCGATCAGTAACTTTAAATAGTATATTTATGCCAGCAAATGAACCCTTCATTTTCAAAGTTGAAGCATCTAAGGGAAAATCTGAAGGCATTTGAGTGATTTCGATCAATTTAGTACGTGCAATATAAGGTTCAGGGACATAAAGTTGAGAAACAACTTTTGATCCATCTGAACCAATATCAGCATCTTCATCTAAATGCTCTTCTGTAGTCGAAATTGTTGTTGAAGAATCTTTATTAAAAGTTTTCGACAAAGGAGGAAATTTATCATGAATTTGGAAATTTGGATCAACATTATGTTCAGCTGACCAAGCAAGGTGTCTCTTTCTACGTTTATAACCAACAAGGGAAACAGCTAAAATCATAGGAATCCATGTAATAGAACCAATCACAAAACGAATAACACCCCAAAAAGTTGTTGTACGATAAAACAAGTACAAGTCTGATTTAATACAATCATAAGTGATTCGAAAACCATGATGGAGAAAGACGTCACGATAGTCCAAAAAGATATTAGCGATCCAAAAGATGCCAGAAGCATCTAATGTGGCATAATAAATTTCAGAAATATCTAAAGATATAACTTTCTTTTCATGTTTATCACTACCTACATAATTATTAACTGTATTGTTAACAATTACACTAGCTTTCGCACTTGTTGAAGTGTGTTTTAACCTATAATAAATATAAATTAAAGGAAATAAAATAAAACACTCAAACGGATAGTGATAAAACATGCGTAAAGGACGTAAAGATACTAAAGAATAAAGTATCTTTAGTGGAAATTTTACATATGAAAATTCGCCCTTACTCAAAGAGCAAAGAAGAATATCAAAAGTTTGAAGATAGAAAGCAGATGCAATTAATTGACGCACAACAAAACTGACAGTTCGGTAAGCACTGAGAGACGTTTTCGTTACTTCATTAATTGGCATAGCTAATTTCCATGATTTCTTTTTAGAATCAGATTTTGAATAACCCTGACCTAAACTAACAATCATGAAAGTAGATCTAAAGAACCAGTGGAACATATAAAAAGAGATGGAAATAACCCTCTCCAAAGAATAAACAGAGACATAGAGCCCAGAAATGACAAGGAGTCGATTAAACTTCTTTCCATCGGACATGAATGTTTGCAGTAATCCAGAAAGAAATTCTTTAATTGGGGGAAACTGAGAAATTATATTATCGCAATTTCGGGCAAAAGCTCCGACTAAACTAACAAGAGATAATGGTTCTAACTTTTGTGTTAGAGCATTAATTTCTTTTATTTTAATAAAAGCAGAAGTCGTCATATAGCGAATTAATCGATCAGATGCAGCCAATACATTCGGATAAGTAATAGTGTAACTCATATAGAAATTTTAAAGAATACGGGCGAATTAGTTTTTAACAAAAACTAAATAAGTAGATCTAAAAGATAATCAATTGTATTTACCGCGAACAATTGATTAATTGCAGAATTCATTTGATTCATCAAGGTACAAAAACAACTGTTTGATTGATTTGCTTCGAATGATTATCAATATGAATATGCTTAAGAAATTAAGATTATCAAAGATAAAATTTCGTATAAAATATATTATAATTACCACTTAAATATTACTAACATTAATAACTGGTGTCACCATTGTAATATAAA